CAACAAGAACGTCAGCATCGTCATCGCAAGTGCCAAAGAACTCAGGCACATTTGTGGGGTATGCGCTCTCTCTTGCCCACACAAAATAAAGGCCCTTTACGTCAGGATTTACGGGGCCGTTTGCGGCTGGCTGTGCGGCAATGCTGATGCCAGTTACTGCGTCAACGTATGTGTATTGGATGTATTTCATACTCAGCTCCTTAAATTATACTTCTACGGACGGCCCGCACACGGAACGCATTGTTCTTGCTGCCGTTGCCCTGGCTGCCAGGGCTGCCGGATAACCAGTTCTGGAACCACGCGTCGGAGGCGATGTATTCGCTGCTACTCCAATATCTTACCGAGCCATACTCAAACGCCTCTGCGCCCCCCGTTCTGAATGCTGTAGCTGCCGTCTGTGCGGGGCTGCCAGATGTGTATGCGGCACCCTGCGGGCTACTGTTGTTATTTAACCCGTTCGTGTTCGCGGTGTCGCCATAGCTGCCCAAGTTTTCATAATCTGGTGTGGCGGCAGTAGGTCTGTCAGCTGTCGTGTTGTTGTTATTCGTTGTCGGTTTCAGGTTTCGCCAGCACAGCTCAAGCTCGTCACGAGCGGGCAGGTACCAGTCCGTTTTACTGCTGATGCTGAGGTTGTTGCACCAGTGTGCAGCAGGATAGACAGTTGAGGTGTCGGCGGCCGCCATTGCTAATGTGGATTTTAATCCCTCTGTCAAAGTCCCAGCTTCAGAAGGAGCAGCCGTGTTTGCGTTTTTGTACGCTATTGAGGCATTTTCACCGCTGGACTTAGGCGCGACTATTAACCGATACTTAGACATTATCGACCAGTCTGTGAATGTGCCTGAGCCTCCTACGCTTGTTACGTTTATTGTCAGGGTTGTTCCTCCTGCAAAAGTTACAGTGCCGATCATTTTGTTTGCAGGGTTTGCTCGGCTTCTGACCTCTAGCGCTTGCCCCTCGTAAACGATCGGCGCGCCGGTCATGCTCGGCACAGTGAATTCCTTGCTGCCCGTGGCAATAGCGGTGCTAGTAGGCGACTGCACCAGCTCGTTCCAAAGCATGCCCGTGTAAAAGCCTCCCTCAAATGCGTCACCAAATGCGGCGGGTGTTGCGGCGGGTGTAGCGATGTAGTCGGGAAAAGCGGAGGGAGTTGTGAAGCTAAACGCGGTTGACCAATCCGAATAAATTCCGTTCGAATCTTTGTATCTAACACGCCAGTAATACTGCGTACTTACTGACAAAACGCCTGACGAAACATCGTATGTCAATGAAGTGCCAGCTCTGTCGCCGGTGGAAACAACTGTTGTTGCAAAGTCGCTAACTGTGGAGACTTGCCACTGGCTTGCTGCCATAGCAACCCCGTACAGGCTGTAGTATTCCGAGCCTGTCAAGGTTGGCGTCTCGCCTATGTCTGTTGCTGAATCCGATGGAGAGGTGTTTGAGGGCGTGAGTATTTCTGGGGTAGAAGTAACAACCTGGGCCGTACCGTCAGCTTTAGTGTAAGAAGTGCAGCGCCAATTGCCAGTTGAGTATTCAATGAACTCAGCTTCGTCACCGGCGGCAGTAGTGATATTAGCGCCGTCTGCTGGGAGGACTAAAGAGGTTGCGTTGTGCGTGAGGATTAAGGCGCCATCAAAGTGAAGCCCTACTGTTGTACCAACGCCAACGGTGTCGATAGAGGTTACAGTCACGCCTCCGGTAACGTCGAAGTAATTACCATCCGTGAGAATTGGTAATGCTGCGGCAGAGGCTACGTCGGCGCCTTTAGCCCATGTCTGCCTTGCCGTGAAGGTGTTAGCGCCCGTAGTGGCAATGTTTACTACATCACCTGTGAGAGCATTAACGCTGCTTACGCCAGCGGCAGTAGTGACAGTGTTAGCCCACGCTGAACCGCTGTATACACGCAGAATTTCAATAACGGTGTCAAAGTAAATAGCGCCTGTAAGCAAAGCATTGCCGTCATTATCCAGTGTTGGTGCTGTCGCCTTAGGCCCAAGGTAGCGGTCATCGAAGCTGTCGTAGCTTGCTGCCGCTGCTGTTGCGCTGTTGCTGGCATTAGTGGCTGACGTAGACGCATTAGAAGCTGATGTAGCGGCATTGCTCTCAGAGGTGGCAGCGTTTGATGCCGACGTTGACGCTGCTGTAGCACTGCCTAGTATACCGTCAACATAAACCTTTGTGGTAGCGTCTTGGTTAGCTGTTGGGTCGCCCATTCCAGTAATCTTGTTAGTGCCCATAGCCACAGCGCCGGTCATAGTACCGCCCGCTAGTGGTAGCTTAGTGTCTGCATAGGCTTTAGTAGCAGCGTCCTGTGCCGCTGTAGGGTCGCCAACACCTGTAATCTTGCTAGTACCCATAGCAATAGCGCCGGTCATAGTGCCGCCCGCTAGTGGTAATTTAGTAGCAATTGAATTTGTTACAGTAGTGGAGAAGGCGGCATCGTCGCCTAGTGCAGCAGCCAACTCGTTTAACGTATCTAATGCTGCCGGTGCCGAAGCAACCAAGTCAGCTAGGCCGGTGTCAACATACCCTTTAGTGGCAGCGTCTGTAGGCGCTGTAGGAGTGCCTATGTCTGTTAGGCGGGCAGCATTGAAGTCCACTGTGCCGTTGATAACTAAATTATTGAGAGTTGTAGTGCCGGAAGCGGCTGTAACGTTACCGGTTACATTGCCGGTTACATTGCCGGTTACATTGCCGGTTACGTTACCTGCTACGTTACCTGTGAGGCCGCCTGTGACGTTGCCAGTGACGTTGCCTACAAACCCTGTAGTAGAGGTTATGTTAGTGCCTGTGATGGCTAGAGGGGTTGTAGCGCCTATGACAGCGTTGTTAACTGTGCCGCCTGTGACAACGGCATTGTTTAGATTCTGTGTGCCACTTCCTGTCAACACACCAGAGACGGTGGCAGTGGCCGTGGTAATGCTTGATGGATTAGTGCCGAGTTCAACGGCTGTGCCGCCTGCGTTCTCTGTGAACAAACGCTTGTCTGTGACGTTGACAGCCAACTCGCCTTGAACCAAGTCAGAGGCCGAAGGGACGGCAGCGGCTGTGGAGCTATTCTTGATAATAATCTTGGTTGGCATTGCGGAGCCTCTTTATAAGCTATGAAGGGTAAAGCAAAGGCGGCACAGCCTGTGAAGACTATGCCGCCGTTGTCAAGCTTAGCCGTTTACAGCCAATACAAAGCCGCTATCAGGGCGATAGGTCTTAACACCGTACAGCGTGTCAGCAGTATACAAGCTACCTAGGAACTCTTGCTTGTACTGAGTCTGTGAGCGAACGCCCATCTGCTCTGCCAAGATGAAGGTGTCTTTGTGGATAAGCATAGCACCGCGTACAGCACCGCCTGCTGCGTTCTCTGCTGCTGTTTCCAGCACAGGGCAGTTAGTGGAGACGTATACGTCAATGCCGTACAGATTACCAATGAGGCCATTCTGCACAGTCTTGCCGCCTACGAAGTCACTAGACACATAACGATCAATGCCCATGATAGCGTTACGCAGTGAAGGAGGAATACAAAACACACGATTGTCCATAGGGACATCAGCGTCATCCTGCTTCTGAATCAAATTGCGGAAGCCTACGTCAGTGAAGACGTCAGCAGTGACAACAGTGTCTACTGCATACGCTGTGAGACCAGTAGAGGCGTCAACGTAGAACGATGCAGAGTTAACCCAGCCGCCAGCAGTGCCGTCACCGAGTGTTTGGCCTAGCGTGAACAGGTCGGTATCAACCTGACGGCTCAAAGCATAACCAGCATCAGAGGTGTAGAAGCGGCGCAATGACGCCAACGCCTGAGTCTCTGTGATGTCCTCAATGATGCGTGAGTATTCAAAGTGCTTGTTAATAGTAACAACTACTTCGCTCTCTGTGCTGTTCTGAACAGTGACTGCTGTGTTCTCAGCTTTAGCGTTAGCTACACCACGGATAGGCGCGGGGATATGGATAGTATCGCCCTTCTTGCCTTTCATGGTCATCTTTTTAACGAGGTTTGCAAGAACTAGGTTCTTCTCGTAAGCAGCGCGTACCTCGTCACTCCAAATCTCTGGAATGAACGTTGCCGCGCTAGTGTTGTCTACAAACCCGCCTGTGGCTGGGAAAGTTGAAGTTGCCATTCTGTATATCTCCTAAAGGCCTTAGCCTTTAACACGACCCTCTGCATAGGCTCTCATTATTTCTGGTGAGAGAGCTTCATAGCGATCTGGGTCATCACGCATTAGTTTAATAATGTCAACTCTGCGATATACTTTACGACTGTTGCCGTCTGCAATGCCTTGTGAGCTTCCAGATGAAGCAGCTTTAATGGTCTGCTTCCGGCTGTTTTTCTCTGCGGTGGCTGTAGTGTTAACCAAATGCGTTCGCTCCTTCCAGAGTGAAAACAATTCATCAGCAGCGTCTAAGTCATAGGACTTGTCTGCTTGCTCATATAAGCGCGTTCTGATCTTTGACGCCTGTATCCACTCCGCAAACTTTGCATCACTCAAGATAGTACTCATCTCAGGATGCTTGCGTTGTAGCTCGTTCACTGCCGTACTTTGTCGGTACTGCGAGGAGGTTCTTTCGGCCTCTTGCAAACGTGGGTCATTGTCCAGTAACGCTTTTACAGCCTCGCTCGGATTCGTAAAAAAATCTACGTCGTCAACTGGTTTCTTCTTTTCAGTCTTGAGTTGTGTCTGTGTAACAACGAAGTCATCAACAATCTTTCGCAGCTCCCCGATCTCTGAGCTATGCCGACCTGTCAGCTTCTCAGCTTCTTGGTGCATCCTCACGATGTCCTTGACACTTTTCCCTTTGTACTTGTCGGGGATGTCATCTTCATCTGGTTGGATTGACTCGTCCTGAATCAACTGCTGCTCTTCGTCTGTCTCTAGACGCTCTTCTTCATCAAGCAAAAATGCTGCCATTATTAAACTCCGTGACTTGTCATTGTGGAGGTAACAGAAAGTTGGCCGTTATTCGGCGTTT